GTCATCTGGGAGGCAGTCAGACTCTTGCTCGTACTCGTCAGCTACATCTTCTACATAAGGTGAGAAGCGGGCATCATCAACCATCAATAGCGTATCACCACTATTCATAGCATCGTATAGGTACAGATTCCACTCCCAAGCCTCACGCTTCATGATGTTAGGACTCACTAACCTCTCAGGTAAGGCTGGTACTAGCATTCTCCAACCTAGTTCAAGAGCCATGTCGTCAAGTCCTTCATCAGCTGGGATAGCTAATGTTTGACGGAGTGTTTTGTTGTTTAGGATGTTAAATAACATGATATGTATATCTTTCTATGAAATAATTGAATAAGGCGGTGTCGCCCAAAGCGACGACACCCGCTGGAGGTATTACAGATAATGAATGTTGGTTAAGTGCCAGATAGCTAAGCAAATGGCGAAAAATACTACAGTGATAAGAATTGCTTTGAGATTTGTCATAATAAACTCCAGAGTAAGTTAAAAAAATGTATAAGATTCTCTCTTACACAGCTCTATTGGGTCATGTGTTGTGGCGAGGCAGTGGACAGCCGAGCTAGCAGGGCTCCATGACTTGTCATGGTATAGCCTGCTTGCTTGGATGAGCGAAGCGATGCCAATGACTTGACACTGCATGATACAATTGAGCTATTTAGTAGAGAGAATAAGAGGCAGGCACGAAGGTGAGGAAGGGAACCTGACGAGACTAGTGACTGACGATATGGTAGCAGAAGGGGCTTTTGCTTTTGACTTTAATCGTATCGAGTTATGATATGATTGTTACGGGGATATAGTATGCTAAGTGATTGATGTTGTTGGTGTGTGCTAACACACATGTCAATCAAGCATCGGGGAATAGAATAACTGTTGTATTTATACAACACTTATCTACTACTACTACTCAATGTGTTGTATTTATACCACACTATAGGATAGCTACAGAGTAATGTGTTGTTTTTATACAACACTTGTACTACTACAGTGTGGGCATAGCTATGGGGTGGGGTAGGTGTGGGGGTATACCTGAGGAGTATAGGGGTGGGTGGGGGAAAAGGAACTCTATCTGAATTTCATTTATGTCACTATCCTATAATTTATATAGTTTTCTAAACTAAGGGGGGTATAAGGCGATTAGAGCTGTTTTCATTAAAGATGAGGGCTAGGTACCAGATAGGTACTTGGAAGGGCTTGTAGGTACCTTTAAACGCTTTTAAAGGGCTATGCTCGCCTGTAGGGCTCGCGTAAGCCTTACAAGGGGGAGGTATTTAGGACATGAAACCCCTTATAGGAGATTATGTCTTAAATGTCTTAAATGGCAAGCGCCTTGCCCCTTTGGTGGGGCCGGCGTTGCCTTGTTATACCTGTATATTATATTATATATTATATATCGTATAGTACATAAGTACTATACGTATTATATATTATATTATATATTATATAAATCTTATTATATACTATTCTTGTTCTAAAGTCAACCCCTACTTGTAAATATATTTATTTTGTGTTACCTATTGACAAATCAATAAATATGTGGTATAATATAAGGGTGTTGTAAAAAAGCAACATATAGTTAAAGGATCCTTGTTACATGAAACGTATTGACAAACCATTTGGTAGAGCGTCGTTGGCCTTGTTGTCCAACGCCCCTAAGCGTCGCCGGTCTACTAAACCCGGTACACCCAACAAAGCCTGGGCACAGTCCCAGAAGATAGAATGCGTCCTTACCTACATAGCCACAGGCTCTGAAGTTAAGACAGCGGCTGCCACAGGCATCCCTAAGAACACCATCCACATCTGGCGTTATCAGCCTTGGTGGAAAGAGTTAACCCAACAGATCAGGGACGAGGAAGACGACAAGCTGTCGGCTGACCTTGGTAAGATCGTAGAGAAGGCTATGACCACTGTTGAGGATCGCCTTGTTAACGGAGACTTCGGATTTAACCAAAAGACTGGTGAGATCTTTCGTAAGCCTGTTAACCTGAAAGATGCCCATAAGGTTGCTGTCGATATGATTGACCAGAAACTTAAAGTTGAAGGACGTGCCGTCCAACAAGTTGAGAAGCTTGATACAATGAACCAGCTAGAATTCCTAGCCAAGAAATTTGCAGAGTTTGCTACTATGTCTAAGACAGACCTGAAGCAAGCCATTAATAACGATGTAATCATAGATGTAGAAACAGATGCTAGTTAACCGGGATACCATTGCTGGGTTCATGGGTAGCGTACTGTCCTCCAGCCTAGGTGATGCTGTTAGCACACCAGCCTGCCACCTTGAATGGTGGGATCTATGTTGTTCACAAGATAAGTTTGTAGCTATATCCGCCCCACGAGGTCATGCGAAATCTACTGCAGTCACGATGGGATACGGATTGGCTACGCTCTTATTTCGAGAGCGTAAGTTCATGCTGATGGTATCAGACACAGAGTCACAAGCTTCGTTGTTTCTAGGATCCATTAAGCAACAGCTACAAGAAAATGAAACTCTTATATCCCTATTTGGGATTAAAAGGGATGAGAAGGGTCTGGTCAAGTTTCTCAAGGAAACAGAATCAGACATCATTGTCGAGTTTGATAACGGCGATAAGTTCCGTATCATTGCTAAGGGTGCAGAGCAAAAGCTTCGTGGTCTTATCTGGAACGGCTCACGCCCAGACATCATATTATGTGATGATATGGAGAATGATGAAGCTGTCATGAACAGCGAACGTCGTAAGAAATTTAGAAGGTGGTTCTATGGAGCTCTCTTGCCTTGTCGTAGCGATAGCGGGATTATCCGGATGGTTGGAACTATTCTACACATGGATTCGCTCCTTGAATCTTTAATGCCACGAGACAGTGACAAAAAAACAATTACAGAAGGACTCAAGACCTATTCACTTGGTCGTTCCTTATGGAAGTCAGTTAAGTACAAAGCACACAATCCAGACTTCACAGAGATCCTGTGGCCTGAGAAGAAGAGTGCTGAAGAACTTAAAGCATTACGTGAAGAGTATATCCGCCAGGGTATGCCTGACGTTTACTCACAAGAGTATCTTAACGTACCTCTTGATGAAGCGAATTCCTATTTCAAAAAGCCTGACTTTGCCGCATTAACGGTTGATGATCAGACTGCCCGTATTAACTACTACATCACTGCTGACTTAGCTATTTCACAATCCCAACAAGCTGACTACTCCGTATTCATTGTTGCTGGTGTGGATGAGAACAAGCGTATTCAGATCCGTGATGTAATACGAGACCGGCTAGATGGCCGGGAGATCGTAGACACTATTCTTGCTCTCCAAAGACTATACAAGCCAGAGGCCTTTGGTATTGAGGAGATGCAAGTCTCAAAAGCTATTGGACCCTTTCTTCGAGAAGAGATGCACAAGACTAATACATACCTTAACCTAGTACCCCTAAAGCATGGTGGTAAGGATAAGATAGCCAGAGGACGAAGTATCCAAGCCAGGATGCGTGCCAAAGGTGTACGGTTCGATAAGAACGCTGATTGGTACCAGACACTTGAAGATGAGATGATGAGGTTCCCTAGAGACAAGCATGATGACCAAGTAGACTGTATGGCTTACCTTGGTATGATGCTTGATAAACTTATTGAAGCCCCAACCAATGATGAGGTTGAGGACGAAGAATACCGAGATGCTATGCATGAGTTCGGATACGATAGACGAGGCGCTAACGCCGTAACGGGATATTAATGAATAAACTAGAAGCTAAACTAAAACTTGAGGACGTGGTTGTATGTCCTAATATCGCAGAGCTTCTGGATAAAGATGATCTGCAGAAGATTGGTCGTGATGTATACGAAGAGTTTACTGCCGATCTAATGTCTAGATCAGCTTGGGAGAAGCGGACTGAAGAGTCCATGAAGCTAGCTTTACAGGTTGCTGAAGCTAAGTCCTTCCCATGGCCTAACGCCTCTAACGTTAAGTTCCCTCTAATTACTATTGCAGCTTTGCAGTACCATGCTAGAGCATATCCTGTTCTTGTTAATGGCGATACTCCAGTACGTTGTAGGGTCATCGGTGATGATCCAGATGGTATGAAGGAACGCCGAGCTGAGCGAATTGAGAATCATATGTCTTACCAGATCCTTGAAGTTGATGAGGACTGGGAAGAGGATACTGATAGGGTCTTAATCACACAACCGATTGTAGGTTGTGCCTTTAAGAAAACCTACTACCATCCTACAAAACGTAGACCACAATCAGATTACATTCTTGCAAGAGACCTGGTAGTTAACTACTGGACTAAGTCCCTTGAACAGGCACCACGTGTTACCCACGTGCAGTACATGACCAAGAATGAGATCTATGAGCGAGTGGCTCGTGGATTGTTTTGTGAGATGACTGAAGTAACTCCAGTCTCGATTCCACAATCGAACTTGCAGTTAACACAAAACAAAGCTCAGGGTATGGAGGCTCCACAGTCTACAGACTCTAGCACACCGTACGAAATCCTTGAGACACACAAGTTCATTGACTTTGACCAAGACGGTTACGCCGAACCATACATTGTATGGGTACGTCGTGATACCAAACAAGTCCTACGTATTGTAGCCCGGTTCTTTGACCAGTCTATTGAACGTAATGACTCTGGTAAAATCTTAAGTATTAAAGCTGAACAGTACTTTACTAAGTATCCTTTTATCCCCTCACCTGATGGCGGTTTTTATGACTTGGGATTTGGAGTACTACTGGGACCCCTTAATCAAAGCATCGATACAATCATTAACCAACTGGTTGATGCTGGTACGATGTCTAACACAGCAGGTGGGTTCCTAAGCCGTGGCATTAAGATGCGTGGTGGTAATTATAACTTTGCACCTTTAGAATGGAAACACGTTGATTCAACTGGTGATGATTTACGTAAAGGCATTGTGCCTCTTCCTGTTAGGGAGCCTTCTCAAGTTCTGTTTACATTGCTTGGAATGCTTATCAACTACGGTGAGCGTATTGGTGGATCAGTTGATATTCTGGTTGGACAAAATCCGGGACAGAATACAGCAGCTGAGACAACAAGAACAATGGCTGAGCAAGGAATGAAGATTTTCTCTGGTATCTTTAAACGTACCTACAGAAGCCTTAAGCAAGAGTTCCGCAAGCTATACAGACTTAACCAATTGTATCTCGAAGATGAAGTTGATTTCCAATCCGATAAGGGTGAATTCAATATCTCTGCCGATGACTACAATGGTCCAGTAAGTGATATCAGTCCTAGTGCAGATCCTAACATCATTAGTGATAGTCAGAAGATGCAACAGGCACAAGCAATCCTACAGTTAGCTACTACGACTCCTGGCGTTAATATTCGTCAAGCGCAAATCATGTATGCTAAAGCCTGGAAGGTTGCTGAGTTAGAATCATTGCTGCCGGATCCAAAAGGTCCTAATGCAATTAAACCAGCTGTACCTGAGAAGTTACAAGTTGAGCAAATGAAGTCCCAGATTAAACAAGCGGACCAACAGTTGCAGATGAAACTTGGTGTATTGAAGCTTATGGATACAGCTAAGCTGAACGAAGCTAAGATTCACAAGTTAGAGGCAGAAGCTTTACTGGCATTAGAGACAGCTGGAGGTGTTCGTACAGGACAAGAAATCCAGTTAATCAATTCCCAGATTGCTGCAATGAAAGCAAAGAACGAAGGCATTATGTCCTCAGTCGAGCTTATGATGAAGTTAACGGAAGGTGAAGACACACCGTCGGAACCAACAGGAGAGTAATTTGAGCGTTGTAACAGAACCGGAATTCCTGGACTGGAAACAACATCCGATCACGGGGGCCTTCATGAAGGCTCTCTTCAATGATAGAGAGTATTTAAAAGAGATGCTAGTAGGTGGTACAGATGACGACAGTAATGTTCGTGGTCGTATTGCAGCTGTTGGTATGATCCTTGCTCTTGACTATGAAGGTCTGATGGAAAGTTTAAGGGGAGATAGATGAGTAATACTACAGGGATAACACCTTTATTAAATCGAGTACTGATTAAGCCAATGATTGTAGTTAATCAAACAGCAAGCGGTATCATAGTCTCTACAGAGGGTATGAGTGAACGTGAGCAGTTAGGTAATACAACTGGTGAGGTCGTAGCTGTTGGTCCAGAAGCCTTTAGTGGCTATGCTGAGTGTCCTGTTAAACAGGGTGACAAAGTAATCATGGCTAAGTATGCAGGTTTAATGTACGTCGGTAAAGACGGCGCTAAGTATAGAATGATTAACGATGATGACTTGACTGGTATCTTAGATCCAGACATGGACTTAGTTGATCCACATTTAAGTAAGGGAATAAGATGAGTGATGATGTAATTGACAATCAACAAGAGCCTAACAACGTTGAACCACAACAGACTCCAAACACACCTGACTATGCTGCTGAAGCTGGCGCACAGGGTTGGGTTGCTAAAGAAGACTATCGTGGTAATGAATCTGATTGGGTAGATGCTGAAACCTTTGTCCGTCGTGGCAAAGAGATTATGCCTATCCTTAGGAAGAACAACGAGAAGCTGCTCAAGGAACTTAAAGAGGCACGTAGTATTGCTGAAGAAGCAAGATCTACTGCACGTGAGTTCCAGAAGTTCCAAAAGGAACAGTATGAACGTAAGGCAAAAGAACTGGAAGGTCAGTTAGTTCAATTGAAACAAGCAAAGCGTGATGCAGTCTCCAGTGGAGATGGCGATCGTGTTGTTGAGATTGATGATGCCATGGACTTGATTAAACAGGATGTAGTTGAGGCCCGTGCCGAAGCTACTCGTGAACCAACACCAGCAGTACAGTCACCACCACAGCCAGATGAGAATCTACAAGCGTGGTTAGATCGTAATGATTGGTTTGGTCAAGACAAACGAATTACAGACATCACAAATACAATTGGTAAGTCTATTACCGAAGAGTTCCCTACCCTTAAAGGTAAGGCATTCCTAGACAAGTTAGATGAAGAATTAGCTACCACGTTCCCAGAACGCTTTGGTAAAAAGAAACGATCTAATCCTATGGATGGATCTGCTGCTACGACAACCTCTGGTCGCCCTAGCTCTGCTAAGAAATCATACGAGAACCTACCTACAGAAGCTAAGGCCGCTTGCGACCGCTTTCTTAAGCAGGGTTTAATTAAGAGTAAAGAAGCCTATGTTCAGGAATATGATTGGAGTGAGTGATGGCTAGAAATAGACCACACACACCTGAGAGTATTGCATACAACACTAAATGGAATAATGATAACGTAGAAAAACGTAAAACAATTCTTTTAAAGAATGCATTAAAACGTTATTACAATATTACATTAGAAACATTTAATAAAATGTTTGAAAGCCAACAAGGTTGTTGTGCTATTTGTGGTACACATCAACTTGAACTAAAAAGAAGATTGTGCGTGGATCATTGCCATGACACAGGTAAGATACGTGGATTGCTTTGTGATGCATGTAATAAAGGTATTGGTCATTTAAATGATGATACTGTTAGATTACAAAAAGCAATTCAATATCTAAAGAACGACCAAGACTGGTCAGAATAAACAAGAGAGAAAGACAATCATGGCAACAGATAAAAAACTAGCAGTCGGTGAGTTTATTAATCCAAATACAACCACTGTTAAGGAACAACAAGAAGAAGTCAAGACACCCACTGTGTCTAATGAGAAACCGGTACGTCGCAATCGTGGGGCGTTTAACGGGACACGTGGTAAGTTGCAAGTAGGAAATCTTATTACAGGATATCACTTGTACTTTTTTAATGATGAGCCGGGTCGCATTCAAGCGGCTCTTGACGCTGGCTGGGAATTTGTCTCTCCCTCAGAGGTAGGATATGCTGCATCGAACGTTACAAATACAAACGTCGATCTTGGAGATAGAGTAAGTGTTATTGGTAGTAAGAATGATATGGGTCAACCAGTCAAACAGATCTTGTTAAAGATTAAAGAAGAATGGTGGGACGAAGATCAAGCTGATATCCAATCACGCAATGACAAAACAGATGCTTCCATTCGTAGAGGTAAAGGTGGTTCAGAAGTTGATACCACTGGATTCTATAATGCAGGCATTAAATATTAATACTAATCTTATTGAAAGAATTATAAATGGCAAATTCAAATCAGCCTCGTGGTCTAAGCCCTGTCGGTACTCTTACCGGTGCGGACTTTAACCAATCAGCTATGACGTTCGCTATTGCCAACGATGCTTCTAACACATACGCCATTGGCGATGTTGTTAAGTTCGCTGGTGGTTCCGATGCTAACGGCGTTGCTTATGTAACTAAAGCTGCTACAACAGATACACCTGTAGGTGTTATCGTAGGTTTCCGTGTAGCTGACTTTGGGGTATCTCTCCAAGGAACTAACCTTAACTTAACTCAACTGTACCTTCCGTTGAGCTCTGGTTTACGTTATGCAGTTGTTGTAACTGATCCTACTATCATCTTTGAAATTGAAACTGATGCAACTGGTGTAGCCGCTGCAAACGTTGGTTCAAATGCTGGTATGACAATTACAGCTAACCAAACAACCTTGTCTACTTCTAGCCCACTATCAAGCACTATCTTGAATAGTTCGTCTATTATCTCTCAAGGTACTACTGGTTCATTGGCATTGCCTTTAACGATTATTGCAGTTTCTCCACGAGTAAATAACGCCGTAGGCGCTTATGATAACGTTCAAGTAATCTTGAATAAGCATATCTTCAAGCAAGCCTCAGGTACAGCTTAATAATTAAAGGAATAAAAACATGGCAGGCGTAATCACAACCGGTACCCATCCTAAGGCCCTATGGCCTGGTATTAAAGCTTGGTGGGGCCAAGTATACGAAGAGCATCCAGAAGAATATTCTTCACTCTTTGATAAAGATTCATCACATCAAAACTACGAAGAAGATGTCCAGTTAACTGGATTCGGACTCGTTCCACAGAAAACTGAAGGCTCTGGAGTAATATTTGATTCAGAGATCCAAGGTTTCACAACTCGTTACACACATATCGCATACGCTTTGGGATATATTGTAACTAAAGAAGAACTTGATGATAACTTGTACGAACAAGTATCTAAGAAGCGTTCTGGTGCATTGGCTATGTCTTTCCGTCAAACGAAAGAAAACGTAGGTGCTAACATTTACAACCGTGCATTTACTACAGGTACCAACCTACAGTATGCTGGTGGTGATGGCGTAGCTCTTTGCTCTACAGCACATCCTAATACTTCTGGCGGTACATTCGCTAACAAGTTAACAGTTGATGCTGACTTGTCAGAAGCTTCTTTAGAAGATGCTACTATTGCTTTGATGGGTTTCCAAGACGACCGTGGTCTATTGATCAATGTAATGCCTAAATCATTACATATCGCTCGTCAAGAAATCTACAATGCTGGTCGTATTCTGAAGACTGTTTCTACTCCTGGTTCTGCAAACAATGACTTGAACATTCTCAAGGCAAACAATGTATTCCCAGGTGGTGCAGTTGTAAACCACTATTTCACAGCTCCACATGCTTGGTTCATTAGAACTAACGTACGTGATGGTATGAAATACTACGAACGTGTAGGTATCCAATTTGATATGGATAATGACTTTGACACCATGAATGCGAAAGCAAAAGGTTACGAGCGTTATTCTTTTGGTTGGACTGACCCACGTGCAATCTTTGGATCTAACGGTCCGTAATAAAGTAGGGGGCGCAAGCCCCCTTCTCTTCTAATAGCGGTATTGATCTACCGTTGATTTATCTCAAAGCTAACTAAAGGAACCTATAATGGCTAATCCAACCCGCTTCATATCTGGTATTTCTACATTTCCAGTTAAGAGCATTGTAAATACTTTCCCTACCGTCCCTTCACAATATCAAGTGAACAAGGGCGATGACTTTATTCCTTTCCGTCAGTCAACTGACTACACTGCAACAACTGGTGGTACCGGCGCAACTGCTGCTGCTTTTAGTTGGAATTGTGGTGCTGTTAAAGTGACTAGCGGTTCTACAACCCCATACAAGAGTATTGAAGCTCTTGGTGCAAATAGTTTACAATTTATTCCAGGCAACCAAGTATGGCATGATGTTCGTATGACGGCTCCTATTGCTGGTCAAACAAACCCATCAACTGATGCAAACATCTATTCTGGTTTTTTTGATAACGTTGATCCTACTGCAGCTTCGAATGGTGTTTACTTTGTTAAACCAGCTGGTGGCTCAACAGTTAACTTTGTAATCCTTAAAGCCGGTACAGCAACTACTTTCCAAAACGTAGCGGACTTGGCTAACCCAACAGGTTTTTATGGTTCACAGTTTGCAACTCCAGGTTCACTCACTGTTAATACTACAGGTACAACCCTTAGTTCTATTGCTATTAACTCTGCTGGTGCTGGCTATCGTGTAGCTCCTTTAGCTGTAGTTAATGGTACTGGTGGTTCTGGTGCACAGGCTTATGTACAAGTAGATGCTGCTCCAACAGGTCAACCTGGTGATGGTCCTGCTGCTGGTTATAGTTTGGCTGCTCCTTATCTTACTGCTGCTGGATCTGGCTATACTGCCGGTACATTCTCTATTGACTTAATGCCTTGGATTAATTTCCAATTTTATTACAATGGTAAAGGTACAATGTATGTTGGTGTTAACGGCTTTACAGTTTTAACAATCGGCAAAGATGGTACAACTGTAGCAACTCCTGGTTCTACATACAACGTAGCAACCTTAGGTGTTAATAGCTTTAACTTTTCTGGTACAACATTAAGCACTAGCGTTGCTCCAGTACAACCATACACTGGTGATGTATATGTAGCTCTTCCACAAGTACCAGTTCAATTAGACTTTGGTATTGTCGGTACTACTGCAAACAACCGTGTCATGTATGTTGAAGAAGTTAACATTGGATCTGAGTTAAACTAATATGACTATTCAATCTTATACAACATTAGAAGAAGCACAAGCAGTGGCTGAACCCACTGTTATTGTTTCTTATGATGGTACTTATGTAGTTTATTCAGACACAGATTTAGAGACTCCGCCTACTAATCCTGCACAAGGAGAATAACAATGGCTAACGTCGTTAACACTCAAATTATTATGGACGGTAATCGAAATGCCGTCGTTAAAGTTACTGGAGTATTAGATACATCTAACATAGCTGCTTCTGGCACATTAGGTACTGCTTCATCTGGTGCTACTACTATTAACTCTAAAGTTATTACATTCACCGCTGGTGGTTTAACACCAACTGTTGGTCAGGGTGTTACAGGTACTGGTATACCTGCGAATGCTTATGTTGCTGTTGTAAACAGTACAACACAAGTAACAATGAACGTAGCTGCTACTGCAACTGGTAGTTCATTAACTTTCTCATTAGTAGCTGGTAGTATTATTATTGTTGATCCAATTAACTATGCTTTGCTTCCTACAGGATTTAGAATTGATCATCTTGATTATTCTATTTCTGATCCACTAGAAGTTAGATTGCTTTGGGATGGTAGTACTCAAGTAGATATTATCCCTGTAGCTGGTCGAGGTAAGATGAGCTTCTGGAACTTTGGTGGTTTACAAAACAATGCACCTAGTCCTACAGGTCGTATTGCTTTAACAACTACTGGATATAATACTACATTAGGAACAACACCTTTGGTGTTCTCCGTAGTACTTGAACTGGTTAAACAAGGCGTTTAGTAATGCAGGTTGCAAATAGCAACGCTAAAGAACTACACCTATCCGCTACGGTTATCCGTGCGGATGGTACTGTAGTTGAATTAGGCGTTATAGATTATTGGCACAAAAACCCAATCAAACGTTTTATTTGGAGAATTAAAAAATGGCTACACTCTTAGTTAATACAGGACGTGCCATCGTTACTAGCCGCCTTAATGGTGGTGGTACCACTCCCAGCTATGTTGCTTGGGGAACTGGCGCAGGTACGACTGGTGCAACTGATACGACTTTGTTTACTGAAAATGGTTCCCGTGTAAGCGGTACTGTTACTCAACAAACAACGTCTACCACAAATGATACATTCCAAGTCGTAGGTACAGACACTGCCGGTTCCGGTATTACTGTTACTAATGCTGGTTTGTTTGATGCTTCAACCTCTGGCAATTTATTTGTCAAAGGAGACTTTACTGGTATTGCTTTAAACACTGGAGATGCAATTCAGTTTACATTTAAAGTTCAGTTTAGTTAATTATGGCTTTAAACGGAAGTTCCATCAATAAGGTGGTACTAAACGGTGCGGATTCAAATACCTTTAAACAGGTTCTTTCGTCCCTATCCTCGAGTGCTTCTACCATCGTTAAAAGCGTTGGTAGAGGTATCTCTCTCCTTGCAACAGGTACTCCTAATATTTCTAGGATACTAAGATTACTTAGAACACTATCAATTAATTCAACCGGTAGTATAAGTATTGCTAAGGCAATTAGTATTACTAAAACTATATTAAGTAGTATAACAACCACATTAATAAGGTTACCTAATAAAATATTAATAGCAACATTAACATCTGCTGTTTATATACAAAGATTAATTGGTAAAGTATTTAGCACTATCAGTGAACATGTTGCAGTTCTTATTGTAGAACTCGCTTCTCACTTTTTAACTATTACAGCTTCAGTAACTGGGTCTACATCTATTAAGCGTGGTATAGCAAAGACTATATCATTAGCAGTTACTAACATAAGTATATTAGTTAATAGAGTGGGGAAGTTATTAACCTCACTGACAACAAGTGCCGTTACTTTATCTAACACAATAAATAAGATTATTACCAAAGCAGTAACTAGTACAATTTCAATTGTTGTACATTTCTTCTTTTATAGATTTCTAACAATCGCAAGTACTATAGTACCTAATATGTATAAAGGATTATCTATGAACTTATCAACACTAACTACTAGCGTAGCAACAATAGTTAAAGCAATGAATAAATTAATTGCACTTAATGTTATTGTACTATTTAGTTTAGTAGCTGAGTTTGTTAAGAAGTTTGGTGCTATAGCTAAATATACCTTTATTGTACAGCCCAAAGAACGATTAATTAGTATTGCTAAAAATACTACTAGCGTAGTTCGATCGGCACAAAGATCATTATCTATTATTAAATCACGTATCATATTATTATTTAGGAATCCAAATGGCTGATAGTTTTTCATATAAGATTACTACAGAGTCCGAGTTATTTACTTTCGACTTCTCCCAGGTACTTTCACCTTCCGAGACTATTTCAACTTCATCGTGTTCTGTTATTGTTATGAATGGTGTTGATCCTACACCATCCACTATCTTAATTGGTGCTCCGGTTGTTGTTAACAAGACAGCATCACAGAGAGTAGCTAATGGCATTAGTGAAGTTACGTACCGTCTTGAAATGACTATTACAACATCACAAGGTAATACGTATGTTGGGGTTGGTGATCTTCCAGTATACGATGCTAGTTTGGTGTAACCTATGAGTTATCAATCAAACTATGTCAGGGGTAGTTGGAATTGCATTTGCGAGTCGTGCGGTCGTCTTGTTAAAGCGGGTGAGCTTCGTCAACGCTGGGATGGTTTCATGGTTGATGAGCAATGCTGGGAACCTAGGCAACCACAAGACTTTGTAAGGGGTGTGGCGGACTACCAAGCACCGCCATTTACTAGACCAGAGCAATCCGATAGTTTTATTCCAGTAACAATTATATATGATAATAATGGACAGCCTATCGTTCCATTATTTTATAGCACTGCTACAGCTAGTTTTTCTATTATTATAGCAACTGGACGACTTATCAATAAAAAACTTATTAATGGTTTTACTATTAATAGCACTACTTTAGGATAGTACATGACTATACTTTTTACAAACAACGCATCTACTTCATTAGCATCTTCTATTACCAGTGGAGCAACTTCCTTAACAGTATTGTCTGGGCAAGGGTCTTTATTTCCGACAATTACAGGCTCAAACATATTTTATATTACTTTACAAGGTGCATCAGGTTCTCCTATTGAGATTGTAAAAGTAACAGCACGTTCTGTTGATACAATGACTATTGTACGTGCTCAAGATGGCACAACAGCATCTGCTTTTAGTTCTGGGGATAAAGTTGAATTACGTCTTCCTGCAGTAGTTCTTAATGATTTTCCACAATTAGATGGCGCTAATACATTTAGTGGCGCTAATACATTTAGTAATTTAATAGCAACTGGTGGTTCTATTGATAATAGTCCTATAGGTTCTACAACAAGGTCAAGCGTTAAAGCCAATACATTAGATTTAGGTTTGTCTACTCAAAGTGTAGCTATTGGACAAGGTAATTCATCTTTATTAAAGAATCGCATTATCAATGGAAGCATGGTAATAGACCAAAGAAATAGTGGTGCTAGTGTTACTCCTAGTGTTTTATATTCCTCTTACACTTTGGATAGATGGAATACAGTTTACTCAACTGCTTCAAAGTTTAGTGTTCAACAAAATGCTGGTTCAGTAACTACTCCAGCAGGATTTACTAATTATCTTGGCATAACTTCTTTGTCTGCTTATTCTGTTCCATCTAATGAACAATACACATTACTTCAAAATATTGAAGGTTTTAATACGGCAGATTTAGATTTTGGTAAAAGCACAGCAAAAACAATTACCCTTAGTTTTTGGGTTCGCAGTTCATTAACTGGAACTTTTGGCGGTGTAATTAATAACTCTGGTTCAACAAGATGTTACCCATATACCTATTCAATCCCAGTAGCTAATACTTGGACACAAATTAGCTTAACTGTAGCTGGAGATACTGCTGGAACTTGGTTAACTACCAATGGTATCGGTATGCAAGTATTGTTTTCTTTGGGAAGTGGCACAGGTCAAAATGGAACGGCAGGTTCTTGGTCTAGCACTCCTTATACAGGCGCAACAGGGCAAACAAATTTAGTAGGAACAAGCGGTGCAACCTTTTACATTACTGGTGTTCAACTAGAAGTAGGAAGTAGTGCTACTGGATATGAGTATCGTCAGTATGGTCAAGAGTTAGCCCTGTGTCAGAGGTATTTGCCAGTTATTCAAATTCCTGGAGGCGCATATTCTTACACAGGTCAAGCATTCAGTTCGACAGTTGCAATTTGCTATATTCCTTTTTTAGTGCAAGCAAGGACCAATCCTACTGGGATTGTTGCATCAGGAACCATTCAGTTATGTAATGCCGGTGGAGCTGGAACAGGAACACTGCAAATTAACACTGGAACAGTAACAGGATGCACTTTAAGTACAACGACTGCTACTGGTCTTGTGGCTGGTAGTGCGTCATGTCTGTTTGCTTCATCATCTCAGACAATTCAATTTACTGGATGCGAATTATGAGCTTTTCTAATTGGAAATACTATAAAGATTTTAAAGGCAATATTATCGGAATTGTTAATCTTGATGGGTTGCAATCTCGTTTATTAATTGATGTTGAGGTAACTAAATGGCTTGAAGAAGGCAACACACCATTGCCAGCAGAGGACATAGTATGACCACAATAATTGACGGAAGTGCTGGGATAACTTTTCCTAATAATTCAGTACAAGACCATTGCAAATTAGCATGGACACCTGAAGTCATTACCGCTTATCAAGCACAACAAACTAATCAAAGAGTAGGTGCGTAATGGCTAAACTAACAGCACTTGGTCTTTCCGAAGATGAAGTAAAGGCTTTGGTGGGCTAATATGATTAATGAAGCTCTAGAAAATAGAGTAGTACGTCTGGAGATTAAAACAGACAACCATGAAGATGATATTAAAGAGCTTCGCAAGTCTGCTACTGATCTGTCAAAAGCCATGGCAAGTATAGAAAAGAATCTAGCACAGATTAAGTATATTGCCATTGGAGCTCTTGCTGTTGTTGTAACACAGTCTCTTGGTCTTGATCGTTCAATTAAACTATTATTTGGAGGCTAGATGTCTACAACCTTTACAGTAAGCCGTGATCAGATTATCCAGTTAGCATTACGCAAACTTGGTGTATTGGAACTTGGCGACACTCCTGATGCAGCTACAGTAGCTAATGCATCACTAGCTCTTAACTTATTTATTAAACAGATGGCAACATCTGGTTTAAAGATATGGAAGACTAACGAATTAATATTACCACTTGTTGCTGGACAGACTGAGTATGTTATTGGTCCATCTAGTACAGGTGCTGTAGATCTTAATACTGACAAACCTCTTAAAGTTATTCAGGGTTGGTTACGTAACAACACTGTTAGTCCAGCTATTGATGATGTGCAGATACAGTTATTAAGTAAACAAGAATACAACATGTTAGGCTCTAAGTTCAGTACTGGAACTCCTAACAGTTTGTTTTATGAAGTAAGACAAAATACTGGTAACATGTATTTGTATGTAACACCTGACAGTAATGCAGCTGCTACATTTGAACTACACTTTGTTTGCCAACAACCAATGGCTGACATTAATACAGCACAAGCTATTCCAGACTTTCCCACTGAGTGGATGAATGTATTGGTATGGAACCTTGCTGACCAACTAGCTATTGAATATAGTGTGCCAGGTAATCATCGTCAAGAGATTGCTGTGCGTGCTAAAATGTACAAAGAAGAATTAGAAGGATGGGATGTTGAGTCGTACTCTACATTCTTCCAACCTGACATGAGAATGGGTAGACCATCTTCTAACAACATACCATAATAGGATACTATGCCAATTGCAAGACTACCTTTAGCACAACCAATAGAGACTCGTGATGGTACCTTGGCAAAGGATTCTAAGTGTGTCAATGGTTACTTTGAGACAGTAGGACAGAAGCGAGAGTTTATTAAACGACCTGGTATTTTAAATACAGGTGCAACACTTGCTAATGCACAAGGACAGGGTTTATATAACTTTAATGGTTCGTTATTTGCTGCGGTGAATAATGTTCTATATAAGATTAATCCTACAACTTATGCTGTAACTACTATTGGTACTATGACTGGTACTATAGGTGGTATAGTACAACAGTGTTATTTTAATAGCACACTTAACAACACATACTTGTTTGTACAGAATCAAGTAAATGGTTACACATACAATCCAGCTACAGGCGTCTTTGCTAAGGTCGTTGATGATGGTATTACCGTTGTAACGATTATTACAGGTGGTAGTGGATACACTGCCCCTGCTGTTTCCTTTTCAGCACCTAGTGGTGGTGGAACAACAGCTACTGGAACTGTACAGTTTACTGGTGGTGTAGTTACTGGTATTACAATTACTAATACTGGTAGTGGTTATACTTCCAGTGATACGTTAGTGGTCACTATCACTGATGGTGGTCCAGGTGTTAATGCAACTGCATCAGCTTTGTTAAACGGATTCCCTGCAGGTCCTTATGCAACAGGTGCTATTTATCTAGATACTTATACTGTTATTGGTGGTACTAATGGTGAGATATATACATCTGATCCTAATAACCCTACAGTATGGAATGCCCTTAATTTTATTACAGCAGAAGCAGAACCCGATGGGTTAGTTGGGATTGTTAAACATCTTAACTATGTATTAGCTTTTGGTCAGTGGTCAACAGACTTCTATTATGATACTGGCTCATACCCAGGTTCCCCCCTAGCTATTGCCACACCATATCACATTGAATTAGGGTGTGCTAGTGGAGATTCTATCTGTTCGTTTGAACAAACAACAGTCTGGATTGGTACTGCTAAAGAGCAGGGACCTTCGGTATACTCTATCATGGGTGTATCACCGTCAAAGATATCAACACCATTCATTGATCGTATTCTAAACAACAGCACTCTTACAGATGTGATTGCATATCCATTACGAATTAATGGACATACCTTTTACATACTCACATTAGCAGATCTTAATCAAACACTTGTGTATGATCTTAATGAGAAGCAGTGGTATCAGTGGACTATGTGGGCTATTGGTGATAGTGATTCCGGCGTTAACGGCATATATGCAGAACAGTATTTCCGGCCTAGTTATTTTGCTGGTGTTGGTGAGACATACTTCTTGCTAGATGATGACAATGGTACGCTGTACACAATGTCTGACACATATTACAATGATAATGGTGCTCCAATCTACTATAGAGCAGTAACCCCTATTATGGATAGTGGAACTACTAAGCGTAAGTTTTATCATCGCATTGAGATTGTAGGTGATAAGATTCCGGCTACAATGAATATAAGACATACTGGCGATGATTATAAAACATGGTCAAGCTACAGACAAGTAAACTTAAATAATGGACGTCCTCAGATATACCAAGTTGGTGCAGACCGACGAAGGGCTTGGGAGTTCTTATGTACTGACAATCAACCAATCCGACTTGAAGCTGCTGAGTGTGACTTTGATGTTGGCGAGTTAGAGAATGTAGGACAACCAGCACAGCAAGGGTAAGATAGATGGTAACGTATCAAGTCGAGCAATACTCTGACGTTCTTCCAGAGCTGCGGGTTATATACCCTGAGCACTATAAAGAAATAGAGCAAGAGGTTAGTGGTGGTTATGAACTAGACCCAGACTGGACTCAGTACTTTGCTCTTGAACAAACTGGTATGTTACATGTTATTACTTGTCGCAAAGACGATAAGCTTATTGGTTACATGTTCTACATTGTTAGTAAACACTTACATGTAAAGTCATGCGTTACAGCCTACGAAGATATATATTTCCTTCGTAAGGAATACAGAAAAGGACGGACTGGTATTCGTATGTTTCAGTTTGCTGAACAACATATGAAGTCTATCGGTGTGAATAAAATGCTAGGCACTACTAAGGTACATATAGATAACTCAAAGTTATTTGAATACCTTGGATATCAGTTTGTAGAAAAACTCTTCAGTAAATATATATAAAAAGGAATTAATATGGGTGGCGTAGTCAATGCAATCTTTGGTGGTGGTGGTGGTGGTACATCTTCCCCTGCTCCATTACCACAAAGTCAAACAGATCCGTACGGTGCTATCGGTGGTCGTACAGCGGCTGCTAATCAGCTGTTGGGTTTTATGAATAACCCATCATCTGCTATGAGCTCACCAGGCTATCAACAGCAGTTGCAACAAGGTCAGAATGCACAGCAAGCTGCTGGTGCAGCTAGTGGAACACTGCAATCAGGTGCGCAAGCTAATGCTCTACAGAGTATGGGACAGAATACATTTGGTGCTTACTATCAACAGATGCTTGGTAACCTTGGTTCTTTGTCTGGTGCTACTTCACAGACTCCTGCTGGTGGTGCTCAAGCACAAAATCAAAGTAATCAAATTGCTTCCAACGCACAGAATCAGAATGCACAGTCTGGTATTGGCTTAGTTGGTATGGCTCTTGGTGGTGCTAGTGCTGCTGGTTTGTTTAGTGGCGGAACTGGAATGATGGGTTCTGGTCAAACTCCAAACTGGTCTAACCCTTATGCAAGTTATGACCCTACTGGCGGTGCTGGTGGTGGTGTAGGTTTATCAGGTATTGAATAATGAGTTTCTGGAACAACCCTGGAGCATCGTTTGAAGGGCTAGCGCACGACCCGTGGCACAGTATGCAGAACTTTATGACTACTGGTGTAGTTCCAATGTTACCTTATATTGCTGGTGCGATTGGTGGTGCTTATGGTGGTCCCGCAGGGGCTGCTGCCGCTGGTGGTGCTACTCAAGAGGGTATTGATTACTTTGGTGGTAACTCACAAGCCAGAACTGGTCAAGGTATTATGGGTAGTCTAATGTCTGGTGCTGGTAAAGGTCAATTGGGTAGCTCAGCGTATGGTGCATACGATACTGGATCTATCGGACCTAGTCAAGGACAACAAGGTATTAGTCAGTTAATGAAACTGTTTGGTAACTCTTCTAGTGGTTCAAGTACAGGTGGTACTAGCTCTTCTAGTTCACCTCTCAATTACTTTCAAGCACGTAATCAAAAGATACAAGAATTACAGAAATATATAACTGGTGAGCCTCCATTGACTGGTATTGGCAACCAAGCTGCTGTCTCTCAAGATGCTGAGAGGCAAGCACTAGAGGGTTCTAGTACCGATAAGAATAAACCAGAATACGTAGCTGACTCAAAACCAGTTGAAGTGTTTAATGATGAAACAAGTGAAGGATAACATATGGCAAACTTAGCGCAAGCCTTTGCAGGCGGATTTGAAAGTGGTCAAGCTATAGGCGATACTATTGTTGCCGATCGTGATCTTAAACAGGCTCAAGCTGAATCAGGTCCTGGTGCTGATCTATTTACTACCTATCAGAAGGCCGGTCAGATGGCTATGCAATCTGGTAACACTCGTGTAGCAGATAAGTTTCTTAAGCAGGCTAATGAATTTAAAGGTGAAGCACTTAAGCAACACATCAGTGAACTTAAAGTTCATCAAGGTGAAGTAGAGGCTTTGTACCAAGACTTACAAGGTAGCAAGACTAAAGAAGATCTTCTTGGTCGTGTTAATAGTGCAGCAGCTGGTGGAAGATTATCTGAGGCAGAAAAGCTTGAGTACTCTGGTGCTATTAACAAATTAACTGATGAACAAGTTCCAGCTTTTATTGAAGCAGCTGGTAAGAAAACTCTTGGTTACAAAGAACAATTAGATGTACAATCTAAGATTGCACATGATGCTCTTGAGCAAGATAGATTTAAAGAAGAAAAACGACATCATATTGTAACCGAACGTAATCAAGCTATTAATGCTTCTGGTAAACCTACTCATGCTGAAAAGAAAGCAGAGAAGGTTGAGGAACATACACAGGGTCGACTTGAAAAAGCACAAGATACACTTACTGCTGAGAAGCGTAGAATACGTGACCTTGATCCTAAGAAGTTTGATAAAAAAGCAAAAGATGAACTTATAGCACAAGCTGAACTTGATTATGAAGAAGACACTGCCAGTTTAAGAAAACCTGAAGCTGCTCCAACTAAATCTGATGTAGCTTCTGTTACTGATGTTGACAAGAATAAGTTAATATCTCTTAATAAAGAAGGTAAATTAACTAAGGGTCAGAAAGAAGAGTTTGATAGTCACTATGGTCCAGGCGCAGCTGATAAGATATTAGGTAATGCTAAAGACTCATCTAAGGCCGGTGCTGGTCAAAAGACACATGATGGATACCCAGCTCGAGAAAATGCAGATGGTTCTTATTCAACTGAAGTATCTATTACTGTAACTAATCCTAAATTAAATAATGGTAAACCAACTAATATTCCTTCCTTATGGAAAGGAAAAGAGGTTGATGAGGATACGGCAGTACGTAATGCGCTTGCAACCGGTAAGTCTTATAAATCGTTTAATTCAATTAAAGAAGCTGTTAGTGCTGCTAAAGCACGATCAGAGGCTGGTGGTGCTGGAGCAGACAACAAACCAGAAACTAAAAAAGAATTAACAGATGAAGAGCAGTTGTCTGAGGATTTAGCTAAAGCTACTGGTGTTCAGGAACGTAATGCAATTCGTAACGATTATAATATCAGGCAAGATCGTAAAGCAAAACAAGCTAACCAAAAGGCTATTGCTGCTAAAGGGAAAGAAAAGACTGAAGCTGCTATTGCTAAGGCACAGAAGAATGGTTTAGTCCTTTCTGGTATGTCTGGTACACAGCTTAAGTTTGTTGATCCAAAAACTGGTAAAGAAGTACTAGAATCTGAACTATAAAAGGAAGTCACATGGCAACGTTTGAAGGACCTACACAAGGTAGTACAGCATCACCTAGTACTTTTACAGGACCTTCTACAGAAACATCTACAGAATCTAAATCAACATTCTCTGGTCCAGTTAAAGCTAAAGTAGGTGGTATTCAGGCTGAGGTGCTTGAAGTGCTTGATGGTGACACTGCTAAGGTACGTCTTCCTTCAGGTCGAATTAAGTCTATTCGTATCGCTGAGATTGATGCTCCTGAAATATCACACGATAAACGTGGTGCTCAAGTTGGTGGTGATGAAGCAACTAAAGAATTATCTAATCGCATTGGCGGTAAGAAGATTTCATTGTCTGGTTTAAAAGCTGATCCTTATGGTAGGTTTGTAGCGTCTGTTGAGGTTGATGGCATAAATGTTGGAAAAGACATGCTAGATAAGAAAGTCGTTCAACCATATGGTCAAGAACGTACATTCTTTGGTAAACTTAAAGGCGATCCTGTTACTCCTAAAGAGTGGCGTGATGAGGGTAAAGCAGATGCTGAAGGACACTATAGCTGGGATAGGCTCAAGAAGCACCCTATAAGCGCCATAGCAGGCACTGTTGCTTCTGTGGTAGACTTAGCCACTGGTCTGCCTGAGTGGGCCTCTAGGACCGCTTTAACGGGCGTTGGTATTGTTAAGGAAACTTTGACTGGTGTTGACAAAGCTGGTAGTGAAAAGTCCCTTAAAAAGGCTGAAGAGTTTGCTGACAAGTATACCAAAGAGTTTCATATGGATGCTCTTACTGGTTTAGCTGGTCGAGCTGCTACAGCTATGGGTGCTGACCCAACAATGATTGGTCATGCATTTGATCCTGTATCTAAACTATACCAAGCAGGTCAAGAAGCTTTACAAGAACAAGGAGCTAAGATTGGTATTGCTCCAGCTGCTACACAGTTTGCTATGGATAACATTGTAGCTATTCTTACTCCTAAAGTAATGGGTAAGGCTCATGAAGTTCTTACTGAAGGCAAACCTACTCCGGAATATGTAAACGAATATCGTGCTCGTAAAGAAGAGCAGTATGCACAAGCTGAAAAGAAAGCGTCTGTAGAGGTCTTTGGTGAAGATGGTAAACCTGTTAAGGTTGGACAACCAGCAGCTTTAACTGAGACAGCTATTCGTGATAAAAAGACTGGCGTTGTTGAACGCATGGGTCCTAAGCATGATGAAGCCCGTAAAGCTGAAACTAAAGACACACATGAACAAGGATTCATTGATGCTGATGGTAACTTCCTTGAACGTAAAGATGCCCTTACTAGGGCTCAAGAAACTGGTCAAGTAGCAAAAGGTAAGAAGCTAGATTTTCCTGATGAGGGATTGCATAGTGGTGACTTACGTGATTCTGGTGATCCTCGTTTCCAAATAAAGGAAAAGAAAGTACGTACTGAGGAGCAAGTTCGTGAAGAGCTTGTTGATGCCGCTACTGATGCTCACATGCAAAAGATTAGTAAAGCATTTGATCTTCCTGAGTTGGTTACTGATATTAAAGGACGTAAACTACAGGCACCTAAATCTTTAGGTTTAGAGAAACTTCCTGGTGTTGTGAAAGAAGAGCCTACTAAATATGCTAAATGGGCAGAAGATCTTAAAGATACTTTAGGTGTTCTAGTTCGTGGTGAGATTAAAGATGGTCTTGATACCCATTTTAAAGCTTTAAAGATGTCTAATGATATTATGCCATCTAAAGAAGGCCGTGAGCGTGTTTGGCGTGCAATTCAAGAAGGTAGGGCCGGTGAACTTACTGGAGATGCTAAAGAGTTATACGAATATCACAAAGCAAAAGTACAAGAACTTTGGGAAGCAGCTAAAGACCTTGGTGTTATTGAGGGATATATTGAGGACTATGCAGCACGGCATATTGATATGGAACATCTTTCTCCTGCTGAAAAAGAAGCGGTAATGAAAGAGATTGGTAGTGCTTATCCAGCGCTGCGCCCAACCACAAAGCATAGTAAGACACGTACTGTGACAGACTTTGGTGAGCTTAAAAAGATTATGGATAAACATGATCTTAAGTTTACAACTGAGGATTTAGCTGAGTCATTTAGATTATATGCTAATTCTGTCTTACGTGCTATTCGTGATACTAGAAAGTTAAATGCTTTAAAAACAACACGAGTAAGTGGTCTTCCTGTTCTTATGGAAATTGGTGGACGTGAAAAGATTCCACCGAACTATAAGCCTGTAAAAGGGGCTGGTATATATGAGAACTATGCTGTTCATCCTGATATCTATGATGCTGTAAAACATCTTATTGGTAGCAATGATCCTGGTGTAATCCTTAAAGCTGCTTCTACTTTATCAGGAGCCATTAAACGGGTTGCAGTGGGATTCTCATTGTTTCACTATGGTACATTGAACGTAGCTAATTTCCTTAGCAATAAACCAATGCATAGTCTTGAGTCTTTTCTTAAGACAAAGGGCGGTTTAAAGCGTGAGAGTTTACTTAAAGATCCTACTACAGGTCTTTTAAGTGAGGAAGCTAAGTTTCAGATTGATAACGGAGTTACATTCGGTATTATATCTGACTCTGGTGTTGGTGCTATGGATGCTATTGCTAAGGCTGCTGATAGTCTTCTTGGTAAGGTTACTGGTAAGAACTACAATCTAATCTATAAGGCAACTGAACCAGCTCGTAAAGTACAAAAAGTACTTGATCATATGACATGGGAAATTACTCATGATGGATTAAAGTATCTTGCTGCACAAAAGAAATTAGAGATGGCTAGATTAAATCATCCAGACATTCCAGATGCTGTTCACATGAAAGAGATTGCAAAGAACATTAATAATACATTTGGTGGTCTTGATTGGTTTAGTGTAGCACGTGAAGGTAATAGTAAGTTTAGTGAGAAGATTAAGATGGCAGCTTATAGTCCTACTGGGCGTATGGGTTTGCAGGTTCTTATGTTTGCTCCTGACTGGACAATGTCTACTGTTCGTGCAGTTACACACGCACTACCAGAGAGGGCTTTTGCTCCTGCTACTTGGGATCTATCAGCTGGTTTACAGGGATTGTTACACCCTCTAACCGAAGGTGATTACTCTAGACAGTACATGATGCGTTTTGCTATTACATCATTAACACTAGCTAATGGTCTTAACGTTGCCTTGTCTGGTAAATATATCTGGGAAAACAAAGATCCATTTACGATTGATCTTGGGGATGGTACATTCCTTAGTCCATTTAAACATGCGGCTGAGTTCTACCATTGGATTACAGACTTTGATAAGACGTTTTATAATAAGCTTGGTTGGTTGCCTAAACAACTTACTGAAGCTGCTTATGATATTCGTAAAGACACACCACTACAAGAGCGATTAAAGAATCTTGTTAAGGGTACTGCAATTCCATTTACTGGATCTTCTGCAGCTGATCCTAGACGAACTCCAGGTGAGTCAGCTTCTGCCTTTGTTGGTATGCCTATTACAGGTGTTAAGAGTAAACCAATGCCTAATTGGGAACGTATGAAGAAGAACTTTCAACGTAAACTTGGTATTAAAATTAAAGACGATACGGATAAAGAATGAAAATACTAATCATCGATGCATCAGGTGTATGCCTTGACTTTGCTTTACGGTGCCAGAACTTTGGGCACACTGTAAAGTGTTTTATTAGACACAATAAGGATGGCAGTCGCTCGATGGTCGGTGATGGTGGACTCATTGAAAGGGTCTCTGAGTGGGAGAAGTATATGAACTGGGCAGATCTAATCTTCTGTACAGATAATATCTTTTACATTCATGGCTTGGAACGTTATCGTGATAAAGGTTATCCAATTATTGGTCCATCTATTGATACCAATCGTTGGGAACAAGACCGCATGCACGGTGCAGATGTAATGGAGAAGGCTGGTATTACAACTATCCCATCCACAGTATTCAAGAATTACGATGAGGCTATTAAACACGTAATGGATAATCCAAAGCGTTACGTTAGTAAGCCTATCGGTGATGGAGCCAAGGAACTATCTTACGTTGCTAAATCAGCAGCCGATATGGTCTTTATGCTACAGAAGTGGAAGAAGAGTAACGCATACAAAGGCGACTTTATCCTCCAAGAGTTCCACGGTGGTGTTGAATTTGGCGTAGGTGGCTGGTTCGGACCTGGTGGTTTCAACAAGCAGTTTTGTGAGAGCTGGGAATTTAAGAAGTTAATGAATGATGATCTTGGTGTCGCTACAGGCGAGCAAGGTACTATCGTTCGCTATACCTCCGAATCTTACTTGGCAGACCAAGTTCTTAAACCGCTTGAAGACTTTCTTCATGGCTTAGCATATACAGGTTATATTGATGTTAATTGTATCATTGACAAAGATGGCTTTCCTTGGCCTCTTGAGTTTACTATGCGACCAGGCTGGCCGCTCTTTCAGATTCAACAAGCACTGCATAATGGCGACCCCGCTCAGTGGATGCTCGACCTTATCAATGGTGAGGACACACTACGTACCAGCAAGGCAATTGCTTGTGGCGTTGTTATTGCTATCCCTGATTATCCTTATTGCAAGATAAGCAAGAAAGATAACTCCGGTTATCCTTTGTTTGGCTTGACAGAAGAGGACGTAGTCAACGATGTTCATTGTGCTGAAGTCATGTGGGGTAAAGCCCCAAGCATGTGTGACGGTGAAGTTAAAATGAACACACCTATGTTTGTTACAGCAGGTGATTACATCTGTACTGTATCAGGCAAGGGTGCTACTGTAAGCGATGCTCGTGAGAAGGCATACAATACTATTAAGAAGAAGATTGAGATTCCTAATAGTGTTATGTATCGTACTGACATTGGTTGTCGTTTAGAGAAACAACTGGACGTGTTACATGAACATGGCTACGCTACTGATTGTGATTGGGAGTAATTATGGCTAAGAATTTGCTCCCCCCAATCCCACAAACACCTATTGGTGAAGAGTTCTCTTGGCGTGATTGGTTTAGAAACCTTGGTAACTACATTCAAGTAGCACAGACTGGTGGATCACCTTGGACTATTGTTCAGGGTGGTACTGGTTCATCTACTGCTGTAGGGGCCAGGTCTAACCTTGGTATTGGTACGTTAGGTACACAGAATGCTAATAACGTAGCTATTACTGGTGGTACTATTGATAATACTCCAATAGGAGCAGGCACACCTTCTACAGGTAAGTTTACTACTTTAGATGTTACTACCAGTCTTAAAACAGAAGGACTTACTGGTTATCTTTATGGTCATGACAACACAGGTAATGTAACAGCTTCTGCTACTATTCCAAATACTGATGTTACTGGATTAGCTACTGTAGCCCATACTGGAGCTTACTCTGATTTAACTGGTAAACCTACACTAGGAACAATGGCTGCACAGAACGTAGGTATCAATGCCACGATTACTACAGCTAAACTAACTACACTAGGTACTAATGGAAGTATGACATTTACCAATGGTATCCTTACTTCACAGACACAGGCAACATGAAAACTTCAGATAAAGGCATTGAACAGATTAAAAGCTTTGAAGGCTTTCGTACAATGTCTTATAACGACGGTGTTGGTAAGATGACTGTTGGTTATGGACATATGTTAATTCCTGGTGATGGTTGTGTTGTTGGTTCACCAATTACTATGGGACAAGCAGAGTCACTGTTAAGACACGACTTATTTGTTGCTGAACATGCGATTAATGTTATGGGAACTGCATTAACTCAGAATGAGTTTGATGCTTTAGTGTCGTTTGTATACAACTTAGGTGTTGCTAATTTCCAACACTCGACACTTTATAGGAAGTTAAAAGAGAATGATTACGAGGGTGCAGCGAATGAATTCCCTAAGTGGGATCATGCTCCAGCTAACGTAGTGAATGAAGGCATTCTCAGACGGCGATTAGCTGAACAGAGATGCTTTATTGGAGGTGGTTATGTGGGATAAAATCAAAGCGTATGTGCGTGGAGCACTACGTTCTAAAACTCTGTGGTTTAGCGGCCTTTTAACGGCCCTAGGAGCCCTTAACGATAATTCGCAATACGTACATGCCATGTTAGATGATGTGAGCTTTAATGAGCTTATGATTGTTATCTCTTTGGCTATTGCTTTTTTACGTATTATGACTAATAAGTCTTTGGAATCAAAATAATGTTTCCATTACCGATAACAACATGGATTATAGCAGGTTTAATTGCTCTTACTAGCCTGACAGGTTGGTATGGATACCATGAACATGATGAGCTTGTTGTGTACAAACAACAGATTGCTGATGTTGCAAAAGAACAACAAGATAAAGTAGAACAGGATAAAAAAGATGCAAAACAAGTTACTGAAAATATTGTTGCTGGTTACACTAGTTACCTTAACAGCGTGCACGACCATGGTACCAGTGCAGTGCGCCCCGTTCCCAACCCCGCCCAAGGAACTGATGCAACCGTCTGCACTCGACAATTTATTGACGCAGCAAATGAAACAAACGTCCAACTAGAATATTTAAAACAATGGGTTGATGAGCAGTGTAGGATTGGTTGTCAGAAGCCATAGAAAAAGCCACCCGTTGAGGTGGCTTCTTCATTTCTACTTCTTGGTTTCTTCGTGTTGGTTAGTACCACGAATGACTTCACAAGGATAACTGTCTTCCGTCTTTTTAGCTTTAAAGATCTGATCCCAGTTGTTGTCAAACGTCTCTTGGTCTTGCGGGGCAATAGGCTTATCGCCTTTGCCACCGTCATGTCTACTTCTACGCATTACTTCTCCGTCATAAATATTACTCTAATAAAGATTAGATGGAAGATAACAATGGTGTACATTTTATTATCTTCGTCATAGTCATCAATGTATTCAAAGCCTGCTACCAGGCCTCGAATAAAGTCAAATGATATCTCACACATATTCACAAGCTCCATTTACACAAGCTAATTCATGATGATTGATTGTAGAGTCGTCTTCTTCAAATGCATTGAACTCTTCCCAACTAATTTCTGGGAATGATGCTTTAGCAGCTTCATAGACTTCTTTTGTACAATCTTGATAGGGTGCTTGTTGATACGAGTGATCATTGAATGGTAGGAAACTGACCCCCCCCACATCATCAAAGTTCTTGTAAACCCATGCACCGACTTCCATCCACTCTTCTTCACGTACATATACTGTAATAGAAGGATTGTGTTCACACCAGTATTGTTTGAATTTGAGGTAATGTTCAAGCTGTTCTACAGCTGACCATTGCTTACGTAAGACTGATCCTTCAGGAGCTTTTTGTGGGAATGAGAAGACAAGATTACTGTCATTCATTACATCAACTTCTACTGGTACACCCTTCTCTTTAAGGAAGATAGCAAGTGGATCTTTTATATCGGCACGTACAGTGCGAATGTAATAATCACTATGTCTAGGATGAATACCACTAGCCGAGTCAACCAACTGACTAACTGTACCGCTAGGCTTAACAGTAGTAATAGCAGCAGACTGTGGAATGCCAAGTTTAGCGGCCCACTCTTTGTTAGTCTCAACACAAACATCTTTAAGGTATCTAAGAACGAAGTCATTTACTTGCTTCCCAAACATGTTATTGTCGAGGATTCCTGTGAGGCTAACCCCAAGGAGCCGTTCTTCTTCTGCGTTTCTTTGCCAGACTTTCCGAATGTACTTGAAATCGGTGAGAGTCGACTGAAAAGTCCCAAGGATTGTAGCAATGCGAACCTTTCTAGATACGTCTTCGATAGTGTCGCTTGCTCGTATAACAGCCTCAGTAAGGTTGCAGAATCCGCATGGTCTGAGAATGATTTCACCGCAAGGGTTTGTTCCAAATTCGTAATCAGCTTCTCTGCGTCCTGTAGCTGTAGCTTGCAATTGTGCAGATACTCGGTTAAAGATGCCACGTTCTCCAGATTTTGATTCATATAGTGATTGCCACTCTTTCATAAAGATGCCGATGTCCGGCTTTTCAGTGTAAGCTACTGAGTTGTTAGCTAATGCTCGTTGTTTTTCATCTTCCCACCAAGCGCCATTCTTGGCGTTACGCATACGCTCATCCGTCAGATTTGACAAGGAGATCAGAGCACTGCGTCGTACACCCCCCACTACTACAATCTGAGCAATCTTGCATACTAAGTCATGGCATTCTACAGAGGATAACCTACGACCCGCCGCTTTTTGGAAGAGTTCAATTGTGAATTGGAACAGGTCTTGGAGAGGCCTAGGTCCACTAGCCCTTCCTCCAAAAGTCTTAAGTCTCGCTCCAGCAGGTCTGACCTTGCTGTAATCAATCTCTGGGATAAGACCAGTGTAAAGTAAGCCAAGCAATTCTCGTAAGGCAGTTGCCCAACCCTGTTTCGAGTCCGCCACTGTAATCTTTGTATTGGTAAGAGAGAACTCACTTGCAATCGTTGGCAATTTCTGGACATATTGTCTTTCTACTGAGAAGCCTAAGCCAGTACCATTCATGAGAATAAACATAGCTTCGTCAAAGGCACGAACATCATCAATTGGTAAGTATGAGCAGTTATATCCTGCAATGTTATCACGTTCTAGAGCCGGTCCTGCTGTCATAAGGGCACGCATGGATGGCATTAGATCTAGATTGTAGATTGCATCGTATACTTCTTTGTATGGGAATGTCTCAGGGAAGCGTTTAGCCCAGAAATCACAGTAACGTGTTACTGTTTCCCCCCAATTTTCACGTCTACCTTGATCAGGGATCCAACGAGCGTAGCGTGATTTGTGAATGTATTGCTGATAGTCGGTTAAGTTGTTACTCATCAAATGGTTCTTCGTCCAGTTCTTTTTCTAATTCATCAGCGAGTTCTTCGATTAGATCTTGGAATCGCTCTACAATATCCTCACTAGTGATTTTAAGGATCTCTAGTAAGGATACTTCATCTATACGACGTAAACGGTCGAATATATCTACTAAGGTTAGCATTTATACCGATCATCTAGGTCTGGTCGTGTCTTGGTCATGTTAGATAAAAACATCCAGCAACAGCCAAGATGATCAATATGTGGAAGGCCACTTTCTGCGTCAATGTCTTCGCCTTTTTGTAAAGCAGCGAGGTGGCGGAGCATAGCAGCAGTGAGACGACTATAACTAATACCATTTCTCCAATTATGCTCGTCATACTTCTTAGCTCCAAAAGTTAATACCTTGGCAAGACCTTCTAGAGCATCGAAGTCTAGGAGATCCATTCTAGGTTTGTCGTTATCATACTTGAGCCCCCCTTCGGGGATCATGTCTTTAATGTCGTTTTCTGTGATCATTTGTGTTGGTAATATGCCACTCCTAGCAGCATTAACCCTACTATTAGTAGCATACATTTCCTCAATTTGCTTGTCTAATCGTGGCATTAGCCACGTCTGTTTTAGTTGATCTGCTCCAAGTACCGCAGTTAGTGCACTGATATCTCTGATAAGACCCGCTGATTGTTCTTGCGGTGCCTCGTCGTTGAATAGCTTTTGATCCGCAGTTTGGGCAAATGTGTTCATCTTTTCCGTCATAAACATTCCTGTTAGGATGTGATTTAATCCAAGGAAGAACTTTGTGATATACTTTCTCAAGTAATACAACGTCTTGCTTGTTATACTTTTCCATGATTTTCCATGCACCAGGATCGCCATTCATACAGCGTACCCACAATCCATGACCTTCATGTCCTGTTTTAGAGCCAAGGCCGAGGCGTTGCGCTACATAATCAAGTTTGTTAGAAGGGAAGCGGAAGTTACTACGCATTGTCCGTAGTAGGTCAATCTGCTTATATGGAGCTGGAGGAGACATATCATTTAACAAGAACTCCTTGTTCAGTGTTGGCATGTCGAACTTAGTGCCATTGTAGTGAACAACAGCATCTGCTTCGTTAATCATTGTGTAAATCCGCTTAAGCATTTTCTTATCGCTGGATTGATGCACTGAATCGAAGAAGATTTCTTTTTCACCTAACCATTTAGCAGCCCAGCACATTACGTACGAAGACTCCTGTAGTTGGTTAATAGAGACGTTTTGTTGCCATAGCCCCCATACGTGAGCCGTATTGGGACTTGTTTCAATATCTAGTAATAATATCTTCATTATGCTATTGGTTTAATCCAAGTTATTGGTTCTTTGCTATTTAGTGAATATACTTTGACTGGTTCATGACTCATAAGGTCAACCTGACATGCCCAGTATACAGCGTCTTCTGCGGTACCACCAGCACGCATGATTGCTTCAGCTGCATGGATACCACTACCAATTGCCATAAAGGTACGCACAGGTTCCCATTCAATACCATCGTCACTTACCTGTAAACCTTCGTCAGTTAATATCATGAACGAGTTGTCATTGTTTTTTAACTTAGGAGGTACTTTACTTTTAGTACGTAGGTATTGTAGGACTTTTTCACAGTCACCAAAGTGACCAGCACCAGCAAACCAACCATCAGGAATTCGTGAACATTTTTCATCGAAGTACTTTGTGTTAGTATCTGTGTCTGAATACTGGCTATCTGTGACAATGACTTTACGTCTCCAGTCACCTACAATCGTTGTCATGTTATTGAGTAGCGATTGGTGATGGAGCTGTTTCTTTCTTTGGACGACCACGAGTTAGCATAGCGTCTGCATTAGCCCAACAAGCGTCAAATTGAACAGTAGATGGATTTTGGTTTTTGTCGAGTAACGCATCAAGGAATGTATTAGCAAATAAGCTACGCTGACTTATTGATACACCCTCTTTGAATCCTTCTAAGAATGCACCCCGTAAGGCATTGTTCATGTCTTGATCTGTTACACGCTGTTCGTGTAGTGTGGCAATTGCCATATTATTGCATCCCTTCTGGTCCTTCGACTACAACAACGCTACGTGTGTCAACGAGTTGTACTCCGTTATTAATTAAGATATCCATAGCCATTTCAAGTAACAGATGTACTTGATTTGTGCTAAGGTTGGCATGGAAGTCTACGCTCCCATCCGCCATTTCGATTATCTGATGTATTTTCATGTGAGCCATTCTGGCGGCAGACCATCACGCAAATCCGACCACATAAAGCCAGCCTTAGTTGCCCAGTCTCCGTAAGAAGTTTTAGATCCTTTTCTCAATTTAACTCGTGCATTCTGGAAGAAGATATAGAAGGTATGGTCAGGATATTGTTCCTTGATCCATATCATCTTCTTTCTATCTTCAACAGTTAGCTTACCTTTAGTTTCAATGTAAACCTTGTCTTTTACTTTCCAGTCAGGAATGTAAGTTCTTATGGCTTCAGGTTGCTTGAACTTTAGGCGGTCCGGTTCGTACGTCACTGAGTCCGGGATCAGAGTCCTGAACTTCGCTTCGAACTTTGACTTGTAGGTTTGGAGGAACCCACTGTTCATCTTTATTTCTTTGGATGTATAGGAGCCTGCCATTTAGGATGATGTTATGTGCTTCATTTGTGTAAATTTCCCTTACATACGTGTACATGTCAACAGCATTAGTGCAATACTCAATTGCATCATGATGGTGTTGCATGAATTTAGGCCACTTCTGTCTTGCTTTGCCGTCATAACCTGGTATATTGTCTGATACGTCTCCTAAGATTAATTGCTTGTAAAAGCTTTTTAATCCTTCGATGGGAGTTACGAACGATCGTTCTTTGGTTACAAAGTTAAAATGATGACCAGAGATCATCTTTAAGTCTTTGTCAATAGAACAGACAACAAAGGACATTGGGTCCTCACAGTCTGTGGCAGCGATACCGATAAGATCGTCTGCTTCACATCCTTCTGAGATAACCGCATTCCATGTTTCGACAAGGTAGTCCCTGCACGCCTGTAGATGTACAGGTTTGGGCTTGTCTTTACGATTGGCTTTGTACTCTGGATATATGTCATAACGGTAGTTACCTTTGCCAGTCAAAAAGCAACGGTATTCGTCACTTTCTGACTCACGCAGGATATCACGCATCATGTTTTCTATCCGAAGTACAGCAATCTCTTCAGGTTCTTGTTCGGCACTAGCAGAACAGCGATATGCAACGATATCACCGTCTATTAGTGCTTGCATCACTCTACAGTAGGCATATCAAACTCTACCATTTCGCTTTCTATTTCTTCGATTGTTGTTTTCTTTTTACCGAAGACGAAGTCCTCAAGTTCTTTTGCGGTGGCAATGACGTCGGATACTTTGAGCGACTTAGCACCCACAGAAAGAATTGCTGTAGCGTTGCTAAGAGACGACTGACGAATGATGTAGACTTGACGTGCTGCACGTTCTTCTGGGGTCTCGTACGTACTACGTGGGGTTGGGCTTGCTGCCTTGCTTCCAGCACTACTTGCTGAGGCTGCTTGACTGCCGTCGGCTTTCTTGGCACTGACGAATTCGTCGTACCCTTTGTCGTTTTTGGCTTCTGTGACTTCAAATGTTTCTCCTGCTTGTGCTTTAGATAAGATTGGGTATACAAACTTCTTGCTAGATACTACCCTACGTGTTGATGTTTTACCATCGCCAGTAAAGTTAATGTTAGCAATTTGGAATGATCCACGATCATCAATAATAACACCGTTAACTGTAATTAACATACTTTCCTTTTTCTAATGATTCATTGTGGGGCCATAGTGGCACTCACATGCTAATGGTATATTTGGTTTAACTCCGAACATCCTCTCAAAGTTTGTCGGCATGTCCGCAAAGCTATCCTCAAATAACTTAATAGTTTTTTCTACTTCTACATCGTCTACATCTACGAGGATACTGTCATGGATAGTTCCAATAAGACGTCCTCTAATTCCTGCTCGCTTAAACCTTTTCGCAAAGCATACTCTGATAATTGCCATGATGTCATGACCAGTTCCTTGTACAGGGTGATTTGTTAGTGTTGTCCATGGGATGGCTAGGTTGCCTTTGAAATCACGAACCAAGTCGAAGTACCATTCCCGTCCCTGAGGCCCAATGATAGGGAGACGTTGGCTGACCAATCGTGCCCAGGATTTGTGAGTAGTATCCAGTCCCTTGTATTTGGTGAAGAACTTATCTCCAATAGATTCCCAAAACTTAACCGTGCTGTTTGTTGCGGCAAATTCGGGGTCTTTGGAAAAGGCGTAAGCACTTCCTCGATAGATAGTTCGAAAGAGGTACTTCTTTGCGATAAGTCGGCTAGGAAGGCCGAAAGCTCTTTCATTCTCGCTATGTAAGTCTCGTCCTTCAAGAATCTCCTCCATCCCTATGGGATCTTGTGATAACCAAACTGCTGTCCACCATTCCAGGGCTTTTGCGTCTGCTTGTATAATCATTTCTTACAAGTAAGAGCACATGTTGGATGTGTTTCTTTAGGATGAAATAGTTTGTCATACACATCACGATTAAACATCATTAGAGCATCTTTAAAGTCTGAAGCTCCATGAATAGCGATGTATTCACTAAGATTAGACATGACAGTGTGTTCCCAAGACTCCGCTGCTACTATCGCTAGCTCCTCTGAGATGATCATTGCTTGTTTCAGCTTGCCCATATTCACTCCTTACAAAGTTCTGCATCTCCGGAGGCATATTCTGGAGATTTGGTTTGGTAGATGATAGTCTACCTGTCCATGTTGTTACTTGATTGAACTGCCCATGGATTTTGTTTTTAGGCCAATGCATTTCTTCATTGATCTTGATGAAGCCTTGATAGAATTCATTGACTTTGGTTAGTTGTGCTAATTTAAGAAGTAGCGGCACTACACCAGTCTTGTCTTTGAGTTTACGAAGTGTGTCTTCATTGGTGGACCAAAGTCCGTCTTTCTTTAATTCGGTACCTTTAATAGGTTTAACGAGTCCATCCAAGTGATGAGTTTGTCGATCAATCGAATAGCGAGGCTGTCCGAGCTTTCCCCCTGACTTATATAATCCTGCCAGGACACGTCTTTCTTCCTCAATAGTGCCTCCATAGAGATAGGCACTAAGGTGATCAGTGCTATTGAAGTTAACAGGTATATGAGGATATCTAGACCCAAGTTCCGAAGCGATTTTACTGATTTCTTCAGAAAGCTCGTTACTTGCTTCAAGAATTGCGTCAAGGTCGACTGGGATGCCATTGTATTCCATTTCTTCTAAAGTTAGTAAGTCTTCACAACAGAGATGTATTAGACGCCATTGCTGTGGTTTTAAGATACTTAGTTGTTTGTAGTATAATAACAACGTTGTTTTAACGTCATTGATGTTGTATTCCGATAAGATGTCCCAAGGAACAGCATCGGTATCAATACCCTTTTCCCAGTATTCAGTCTTGACTACATCTGTTTTTTGTGGGAGTTCATACTTTTCCAAGCAAGTAGCGAGGCTAGGATACTTAGTACGCTGACGGCTAATAACATACTCAGCAACTTGACAATCAAAGACTCG